CCCTAATCCGGCACTTACTACTCCGGCTGCGATAATTCCTGCCATTTTCTATCTGGATTATAATCACTAAATATACGCTTTTCAATCGTTTCTACATCACGACAATTATCTTCGTTGTAATGATAAGTACTCCAAAGACAATCCGTGATAGCATAACCGCACCTAATTGTTCCTTTTTTAGTCACTCCGCGATACGGTGCATCTATAGTTACTAAGCCATCTTCTGTCCCGATAACTATTTTACCCATCGACATTTCATAGGGATGTTCAGTTAAATGAATGTAACTTGTCAAGAACGCGCCTGCCGGGATAAACACCGAACGGATATACATCTTTTCAGTGAAATCGTGACCTATTGGCAAATCACGTAATGGGTTTACCGCCATTAGCTTTTCAGCTTCGCCAAGAAATTCTAAGAATCTCTCCTGCTTACTTACAACTATTTCTTCCGTTGTTTCTGTCATCTTGCTTTCTTCATATTGGCTATAGCGGCATCATATGCAGCTTGATTAACCCCATAATCTATTTTAGTGCCATCTGATTGAGTCAATGCAGCCCCCGGATACCTTTGTTGAGATGTTTTACTGCCTAGCCATCCGTCTACTGCACTTAAATTTGGCATAATCTCATCAACACTCTTTATACCATTTATTATTGTTGGGTCTGCTTTGTATTTATTCACTAACTGTTGCCTGTAGGTTTGTAAATCATTTTGAACATCTGGCACACGGTCATACGTTAATGTGAAATGCGGGTCTTGTTTCCGGTATTCTTCCATCAATTGCTGACCCATATTGGTATCGCGATTATCTAACGCTGCACTACCCTGTATTCCTTTTTTCTTTAAATACTCAAGGAAATTATTCCACATTTCGCGCTCTTGAATTGTTAGTGGCGGCTTTCCTATTGCCGTAGCGGCTGAAATCTGAGGTGTGTTCATCTAAATAGTTTTATAAAGATAAAATATTTTATTATATTTATATCGATTATTTAATCGACGTGCGGGTCGGATTAGTAAAGATATTTAACCATTAACGGGGGATAGACCGCACTCTTGAACTCGTTAGTGGTTTTTTTATTTATATGGAAATTAGTCAGGAGCTTGTAAAGGAATTATTTGATTATAAAAATGGTAAACTTTATTGGAAATCTCCGAAATCTAATTCTGTTAAAAAAGGGCAGTTGGCTGGATATATAAGAGCGAATACCGAAAAAACTGAATACAGTTATTACGTAGGAGTAAATGGTAAGCAACACCCAATAAGTAGAATTATATTCCTTTGGCATACAGGATACTTACCTAAAATAGTTGACCACGCTAATAGAAATAGGTTAGATAACCATATTGAAAATCTACGAGAGGCAAATAATAGCGAAAACTGTAAAAATAGAAGATCAGCCAAAGGCTCAACATCTATATACTTAGGCGTTTCATGGTATTCAAGATACTCAAAGTGGAAGTCTGGAATTAAAGAATATAATAAAACATCACACCACATCGGTTATTTTATATCGGAAGAGGAGGCAGCTTTGGCTTACAACAAAATGGCTGTTAAATTACATGGAGAATTTGCCAACCTTAATATTATAGCCATTTCACCAAAATGAAAATACCCAATTTATATGCTACGTTCCGTTTCGATAAAATACGTGGACACTGAACTAATTTCATGATAATCTGTATCATCACACTGTAAGTCAACAATCAGCCACCCTCCTTGCATCTTTCTGCCTCCAAATAAAGCGGCTAACCTTCGCTGTGTTGGGTCGCTTATACCTGCAAAGTTCGGGTCGTTAACGTCGTTTAGCAAATCAGCCCAAAGTTTGTTGTCAATCAGCTTAAAGTTATTCTTCTTTAGCTGACTGAGCATCCCATTTGGGAATTGGTTACTATCCGGTGTGCTAATTGCAGGCATATACCATCTTCCTACAGCATCTAACCTGAAATTATAAAACAACTTCTCTCTTTGATACTCTGTATTAACGATTATAGTCAGTTTTGAACTGAATTGATCTCCGTAGAAGTTATTCTGTACAGGATTGGTATTGTGAACCCATAAGTTCCCATTCTTCCATGATACGAAACTGTCGATAAATTTAGCCATCGTATCATTTTCGTATTCGTAGTCGGCTGTCCATTTGTTAGCCTTGTCGAAGAAAGAAATAACTTGTGCCGATTGCGGGCCAAGTAGTAAATCATAAAATTTAAGCATACTGATACGTAGCGTACCGTCTGAATAAAATGATAATGAGGTATTACCTGTTTGGGTGATTGTTTCTGTATAAGTTCCGTTAGCTGTCCTATTTATTCCATCTTGCGTTCCCGCATTAACCCATACTTGTCCTGATACATAATTGTCTACGGTGTAAGTGAATACATAGTCACGCCCTACAACTAACCCAAAATCAGTTAAGGCTATAATTTTGCCTGAGTTACAAGAAACGTGCTGAGCATATTGACCATCGACTGACCATCCGGTCGCAGTTGCAGCGATGGGGGCATTAATGAAGCCGTCTGTATTTTGGATGATCTGTAGTGCCATTTCTATTGATATATAAACGTAAACGATACCGTATCCGGGTCATTAGCCGGTGCCGCTAATGTAAATGTATAAGTTCCGGCATGATTAAACAACTGCGGAGTATCAACATTTACACCATTAACTATCATAGCTACATATATTCTTCCCGGAATAGTTGATACTCCCGTAACAGCCATATCATATGTCCCTGCTGTTAAAGTAGTATACACAGCTGATAATGACTGTCCCGGAGATAAGTTACAAGGATTAAATCCGGCTGGTGTGCCGGTTCCTGTACCATCTATCACACTTGTTATTGATCCTCCATATTGCGCATATGCTGAGAAATTACCTACAGGTGGTGGTATTGGGCAACTCCCTAAATTCTCTACCGTTGGAACGTAGTTCGTATTCACCACCCTGTTAGTTAGCAATACCCATGTCCCCGATACTCTCTTATATAACGTGTCCGATAAACCATTATACCAAACATCCCCGTCTGAACCACCTGAAGGGGTAATATCTGAATTAGGGTTGTAAGTTATAGTAGCCGTATTGGGCACTATGGCATCAGGTGATATGTTTTGAACATTCGGCATGATACGCCCTGTTAATACTGCTGTACCAACATTCTGCTCGTCTAATACCTTCCATCCTTCCTGACCGTCATTAGCCCCGTTTGGCGCGTTACAGTAGTTAGTACTTCCATCAACAATCCAGTTATACGTTGGATTAGGGTCTGTTATTACCGTAAAGCAGAACTTTATAACCGGTGTTAAACTGGTATCAGGTAGCGTTCCCTGAAAGGTAAAAAAGTCATCACCTAACGTGCTTGTTCCGGTTATTTCTATCTGATTTCCTGTCACTGTAGCGGTGCTGTTAGCGGGTTGTGCTATAATTGCCCACGTAGTGCCATCAGAATAAAGGTCTAAAGCCGTTTTCCAGTCGTTTGTATAAAAGTTACCATTGAAAATATAGTCGATATAGGACGGTATTGCCCATAAATCCTCACCACTAAACCTATCATGTACTCCTGTTATCTTTACATCGTTCTTAGATATTTGTGATAGGATAGCCCTTGCTTTTTTATCAAACAAGTACAGTTCCGATATAGGTATCGACCCGTCTTGTGCGATACGGATAAATACACCTGAATTAGCAGATGCGTATTTCTGATAACTACCGTCATCCAGCCAGCTTTCAGGGTTGTTACCTATGCCACCTTCCCATGATGAGTACTGAAGGTCGTTCAATAATTCGGAAGACGTGGTAAGCAAATTATTACCACTGTTATCCTGTATCAGTCTTTTAGATACCGGACTCCACGTAGTTTTTAATGACTTAAAGAAGTACACATAATCCCCGCGCATACGGGTTAATATAATAGCCCCGTATTGGTCGTTGTAGTCTTTCCTGTCTACGTTATCGAAGTCGTTCAGCCCGTTTATCCTTGTTCCCTGAATGTAGTTATTGCTAAAACGTATCCTTTGCGTAAATTGTATCTGACCGAAACCCTGATCTTGCGGGTATATCCTGCCTGTACCATAAAGATTAGACTGGTAAAAGTCTGAAAAGTTAGGGTCGCATATCTGGTCAATAATTAACTGAGGATTTATCTTATCGCTATTGGTCGGCATAGCCCTGTTACGCACATAAGCATCTCCTTGTGATACTTGAATGATAGCAGGGAAGTTTACAGGGTCGCTTGGGTCTTGATTAGGCGAACCAGAAGCGTTAGCAATATTTCCTACGAACCCACCATTGATAATAGGGTATTTCTGCTGAAAATCAGAAAAATTAAGGAACTCTAAATTATTGATGTTGTTATCAGGTCTATAAATCTCTATAAGCGGTTGTGCGCCACTTCCAAAAGAATAGCCCGTTGGCGGTTTTTTTATCCTTATGATACCCCTTGTATCTACATAAGAGAAATTGGGGTAAATAGTAGTCGTGTTCGTACCGCTTGCATAAGTTACGTTAGGCTGAATAGGTTCGTCCAAAATATAATCACCACCCGACACCCCTGTGATTAGCCGTTGTACATCATTAATTACTATATATTTCCCTATATGCTGTAAATCGGGTGTAACGCTTGGCGTAACGCTGTTACTGGCAGGAACCTGAACCGCTATATCTGAATTGACAACTTCGACTACCCTGTCTGAATAACTTAACACCTCTGTTTCGTAGAAAGGGGTATAGGGAGTAGGTGGCGCAGATGCTTCGTTAGATATTAGCCTTAGCCTGTCCCCTCTTTTAAACTCATATTTAAGTATCGTATCAGGGTGTATCAGTTGATAGGTAAATAAACTACCCACTATCATATCTAAATAAGTATCCTCATTAGCTACTTCTACCGTGTTTACCTGTTGAATGAGTAATTGAATAAAGGTTGCTGTATCGTTTGTCCTTACCAATGAGTAATAGGTCGCCCAACTTGGGGGTAAGGAAGTGATCGTAATCGTGTGTATAGGTTGTTGTAAGCCTATTGGCGTAACCCCGTCTGCCGATGGTTCGGTTTGAAAAGGCGTGCGCACCAAAAGAGAATTAGTGGTGTAAACGTCACTTGTCACGCCATCATCATTATAGAAGATAATGCCATACTTACGGGACGCGCCCATTTTTATAGTATTTATGGATAACCCATTATCCAGTAAGGTTGAATAGTTAACAGGCGTTACGGAGGTAGAAAAGGTGATTGAGTTTTTGCCCTCATGCGCCTCAATGGTAAAATCCCATGACGCATTACCACCTGCTGCGCTTTCATTACTCACTGTGCCTGTCCCTACGGCATCAATCGTCCTTAACCATTGTTTGATACGTGCTGCAACGGTACTTTCCGTATCTGCGTTGGTAGCTGTGTAAGAGAAGTTCTTTCCCCCGTTACCGCCATAAGACTGTATAAAGAATACGTTGCCTTTCTTTACATCACTTCCGATGATAAAATGGGTAGTTGTTGTCCACCATGAGTTAAATACACCGCCATGCTCTGTATTGCTTATCAGTGTAGTGGTGAACGATGGACTGTTTAGCTGTGATACCGTGCCTGATGGAAGATAAAAAGGTTTAAACGTCACCGCAATAGTCGCATCAACATGAACTACAGGGAAACCTTCCAAAAAGTTTGAATAGGACATCGCCCTGTTTAAGAACGATTGACATTTGGGCTTATAGGGAAGATAAGAGTACGGACGTGCTACCTTTAACTGGTCTACTGTGATAAGTGGCCCGTCATTATAAAACGTATAAACAAAAACAGAATAATCGGGAATGCCCGAATCTGCTTTATTGAGTACTACTACGCTTGCCCAATCATCCTGATTGATCTTTACCAGTAACTCTATCTTGCTCACATCCCTGCTGCCTGTCTCCATGCTCCACTCAATAGCGTTGTTATTGAAGGAAACATCACCTATACCAAGATAACTTTCATTAGGCGGCAATGGCACATCACTGTAAGGACTGCAATCAGATTGTTCGTTATCGAAATAATAAAAGCGATAACACATCTTAAACTGAATGCCATACAGGTAGTTTGAACTTTTGGTCAGATCGGTTACGAATTTCCACGTAGGTGAATATACCGGAGCTTGCTTGTATGCCGTAATAAAATCCTCTGTAATCACCGTTCCATAGCCGGTCGAGGTTTTATCTATACAACGATTTGTATTCGTTTTACGAGCTTTATTTAAGCCATCACACCAGTATAATAAGTCGTCCTGTATAACGTCTGCGTGATATATAGGATAATTGGGATCGAATTTGAGAATATCTACACCATTGGTATCAGTCAGATTTAATAATACCTGCGTAATGGTGTTGGACTGAATATCGTAAAAGTAAATACCGTGATTGCCGTTAGAGTTGTAGTTGAAGAAAAAAAGACGTCCGAGTTCTTCGTTGGCTGCCCATCCCAAGCACTTGTTAGTTCCTGATGGTAGTGTGTTCAATACTTGGGTATTACCGAGAACAGAAGTAGCCACTCCGCGTCTCCCTGAGCCATATACGCGCATATTAACCATGCGCCTTAATGCAGTAGGTTTTAGATATTGATCTGCGGTATCAACATCAACTGCCTCTGTGAAAACGTTTGTGGTTATCTTTTTCTCAGCCATGACTTACATTTTTGGCGCTGACATAACATTTGACCTCATGGCATCAATCCAAACTGTTAACCCCTCATCCGACTCAAAAGAACTCAGCCTGTGAAATTCTTCCTTATAGTTCTTCCTGTTAAGTTCACCTAATTGTGGGTTACGGGTACGATAGTATTTAGCTAATGCAAAAAACTCAATAGCCTCTTTACATTGAGATGGCACCCATTCAGGAATTTCCGACAATCCATCGCTTGAGAAAAACATGCCATACGTGTCACTGCTTTCAACCCTGCACCCGTTTATAAAACTCTGTCTGCGTGGTTGGTCGTAGGTTACAACTCCGTCCTTCCAATATCCGCTTGGTAGTCCGTAAACCTCACCTAAGCCAAAGTTCCACGACGTATAAGGCGCAACTGCATAAAATAGGTCTGTTCTGAAAAACTCCCATAACTGTTGGTCGCATGACGTATCTGAAAGAGAAGTTTTATTGATTGTGCCAAGTAAAGAATCATCAACTGCCAAAGCAAATGACCTTTTATGTAAAGTTCCCTGATTATCAGTATGAGTGCGAGTTACAAAAGTCATTAACGGTTTAACACAGGCAGAAGGCCAACAAATAGCGTTTCTTAAATCGGGTATTAAACCCTCAGTAACGCCCCAACAAGGCATTGCATGAAGCGACAAATCGCGAATTGCGTCAAAAATACAACCCCAAATAGTGGAATTATTGGTAAATCCCGGTTCTCCGGTTTCTTTACATAATTCAAGCATTATCTGCTCTGTCGCGACAACTCCCATTTAATTTAAATAATAATCAACTGTAACGTAAATCCAACATTTTATAGAATGTATCTTATAGCTAACATGGTTCTTTAAAGTTACTTTATTCCCCATGTCAGTTGTCCTTAGTGTCCTGTGTATAATCCTGTGGTAACTGTCTTTCGCCAAGAAGGAAACTGACCATAAGGTCTACCACCTTAGTATCTCCGTCTGACGGTAATATTACTTCATCGGTATCTAACATATCACCTACATGAACCCATTGTTTAGTCCTTACATCCTTTACCAAAGCGGGTTTATTATATAGCCAAACTTTGGTTTGTCCTTCGGGGTAATAGCTTATGCAGGTCTTTAATTTACCGTAGTATTGCTCCAAAGCATCATCTCCCTGAGTAAGTGGGAAACACTTTTTACCACACATGGTATTTACCTCTAAAGCCCTTGCTTTTGGCAGTGTGATTAACTTCTTTGGCAGGGTAAAATAATATCGTTGAGTGGTACTATCCTGCTGTATCACTATGTTCTCAAAAACGGTGTATAATAGTGGGTTGATGTTATGACCACCCTCAGACCTGTTTTCAGCCCAATACTGGCCTACCATAACATAATTGACAGCCATAGCAAGGTATGTTTCACACTCCCCCCAACGAACTGCTGTATCTGTAGTGGGATGCCCACCTTCGATCTTGATTAACGCCTGTGATATGATTTCGGCCTTAGTCACGTTTACCCTCCCCGGCTTGCGCCGATTGAATTATACCATACTTAGCGTATTCTTGAAGCAACTGCTCCCTGATATTCACGCCAATTTTTTCTAATAATTTATATAAAATTAAGTTGGTGGCAGCGGCAGGCCATGCCAAATCGACACTGTTAGCTGCATCGTAAGTCATTATATCCTCGTCATCCGTTTCACTGAATGTAAATGCTATATAAGCAGGTGAAGGATAGATGAGATAAAACATTGAATAAGGAATTGCCTGTGCCGGATAAAAGTTTGCTGTAGAAGGTGAATTAAACCTGTAGTAAACATTCTTCTTAGCTACGTTAGGTGCGCGCTGTGGTATTCTTGCTATGGCCATCAGTTCATTTTCAGCTACCGATGGTATGCCAAATTCGATTAAACTTGGACTTGTGGCATAACCTACTCCTAAAGGACGTGCTACTACTTCTGGCGCTGTGCCTATTCCTACCGTGCCGTCTGCATTAGATGTACCTGTCTGTGGGCGAACCCAAAAATCAAGTAGCGACTTAACTTTTTCACTCTCATCATATATTGGACTGAAGTCGTTAAAAATCTCACTTTGCACTTCGGATAAAGCAGAATTAAAGTAGGCGACAATATCTGTACCACTTTGGTATTTGGCTATGTATGCCGAAGTCCTGTCCCATAAGAATTTTACAGCTATCATCCTGTTACCAAATATATGAAATAAAGAATATATTATATAAAAAAAATGGAGGCTAACCAAACCTCCATTTAAACCACATGAAAACTAAACCCAATTTATATTTTGATATTATTTACCTGCCTGTACAGGTTGATTTCGTCCATCAATCCCTCTGCTGCCTTTTTTGAAAGCACATGCAGTTTAGGGTCGTTCAAGTCCATCTCCGCGTATTTCTTTACCTTTTCGAACTTGTACTCATTTTCCTTTAGCTTCTTGTATTCGTGCAACACGTCCGGGTCTACTTCTGACATCGTTTCTACAACGGGGGCTTCTTCAAAATGCTCGTCATTTTCAGCATGTGCCAAATTGGTAGCTATTGAAGTGCCTTCCAGTGTCTGATTGATCTCGTCTGAATACATATACCACTTAGCTGATAAATGGTCGTCAAGTATCTTACGGGCATCAATACCATATTGAACGGGGATAATTTCGTTGTTATTCAAATACCAACGCTGCATACCGTTTACGGTGCGTAGTTGGATAATATGACGGTCTATAGCTTCCTGTATCTTGCCTGCAAAGGCTACTTCCCTGCTTTCTGCCTGATTGATAAAGGTAACAGGGTCTTTGTAAGCACGTTCTTTTAACTGGTTCTTAACCACTTCTGCTGTCATCTGGTCTACACCACCGATACCCATCCCCTTTGCTAAGGTACGCAGGCGTTCTATAGGCCATGCGTTGTTACCTAACACGATAGACATCGCTATAATGCGTGTTTCGTCCTTATCGTTAGACACCTTAGCCAAGTGATCGTTGTCAAGGAACTCATAGATAACGGGTGCTTGCGGCTTCCTGAACGGGCTTTGTCTGTTCATCGGGTTGATATACCAGAAAAGATAGGCCATATCGTCATTCACTACTACTTCGCCACCTTCCCCTGCTTTTATCTCGTTATCCGAAGGGAAATATTCAAAGTTTCCGTCTTTATCTTTCTTTTGTGAGTTTGCCCATCTTACACGTACATCCCGGTTTAAGGAAGGTACATATACAGCGTATTCATTACACAAAAGACGACCTAAGTGACGCCTGTTACCGTCTTGGTCTGTCCGTGAAGGAAACTGAAAGCGTTTTTCCCTCGGTGAAGGGATTGAATTTTTGGGTACGTTAAGCAGTTCAAAAAGTTTTGTTTTATTAACTACCTCATTATCAATGTAAAGAGCCATGCTATGTGTTTAAGTGTTTAAATAAGGGGGCTTTTACACCCCCTATAATTTTAGATTCCTATTAGTTTAACCATTAAGTTAGCTAAAGCCATTTCCGCACCGATTTCAGAACGGATGTCAAGGAACTTAGCATCTATTGAAGATGTAGCAGGGTCAATACCTGCACCACCTGTATAGTGCTGTTCCATTTCACGGTTGTAACCGCCTAATGATTTGTAACGATACCCTACTGAAGCAGTGGCGTCCTTGTCGAATTTGCTTTGTACAAAGTCGATTGGAAGAACATAGCCTACGCCTGCCCAGTTGTACCCTTCTGTACCGGCACCCATCTGCTCGTTCAGTTCTTCCTGAGTGCGTAACAGGTAGTTGTAGCCACCTTTGTGTACACCGTCAAATGACAGCCACAGGAAGAAGTCCTGAGGGTCAGAGAATGAGCTGAACATATCAGACTTGATCTTTCCGCTTTGTGCCGCGTACTGGAAACAGGTGTTGTTCATGTACGTTTTCAGCGTATTGTCAGCCTGAGTGCGCAGTCCGTATGCCATTGGCGCCAAGAAGGTCTTGGTTCCGGCACGTTCGCGCTGAAGGATAGTACCAATATTGTCAAAGTCGGTCATAGAGAAGTTACCGAAGCTGTATGACAATAGGTTACCGCCTGAGTTAGTGATATAGTCATCCAAGCCCTGAGTGGTTCTTACTGGCGCTACACGGTTTTGTGCTGCTGCCATGTTCTGAGTAACGTTATTATCACCCTGTACAGAGAACCATAGCGCTTTGGATATTTTATCCATCTGCTGCTTTTCGGTGTCTTCAGAACCTACGATCATCATGTAGTTGCCTTCCTGACCGCCTATAGCCTTGATAGGCATACGGTCTGTCATGGCTGACCCTGTGATACCATACGCTGATTTGATAATCTGCGTGTTATTCTGTTGACGGTACAGGCGTGGCTCTTTCGGGTCTGCGCCTAATGTACCTTCTGCGAAAGCATTCGAGGTAATCCAATAACGGGCACCTGCAACAAGTTTTCCTGAAAGATCGTTTGTTGAAAGGCGTGGTTTAATGGTCAAACGGTGAGGAGTAACTGTTTCATCTTTAAGGATGATCTGCGCCTCGCTGTTGTCCACTAATTTAATAATATCCCATTGTGCAGGATAAGAAAATGACTGAGTGCCATAACCTGTAACAGTGGTAGTATACATCGAAGCGGTATCAATCGCTACGACTACGGATGTTCCCGCACCTGTAGAGGGGGTAATAACCGAACCTACCAAAAAGTTATTGATGATCCAATCTTTTTCCCAGTGTGCATACACGGGGCCTTCAAGTGGTTGCCCCAAGCCCATTTCTTTGAGCATGGTATACCAATTTTTATCCATTCCATGCCTCGATAAGAGGTCTTTACGTACCTGCGGAATGTCGGCAAGTAAACCAAGTCCGGTTACGAAACCTTCCGAGGTTGTTCCCATCACGGTGGATGGTTGATTTGAGTAATTATAAGGTGCTACTGGCATTTTTTTAAGTTGTTAAAGTTTGTAATATTCCTTAACAGCGGCTGCCCTACTATCCCTGTCTGATTTACCTGCGTGTTCTGTGTTATCCTGGCCTCTTTGTATGGCTGATGGGTTGTGGTATTCCTCGCGTATCTTCTTTTCAGCCACGTTAACAGCGTGTTGCTGCCATGCCTGATGATTTTCGAGTATCA